ACATTGGCGATGGGAAGCGAGAGGGCGCGACAGGCGGCGCGGCGGCGCCTCGAGGGCAACCCGGTGGCGATGATGTTGCAGGGCGGTGTGCGCGAGTTGCGCGACCTGGTGGGCGAGAAGGGCATTATGGGGGCGATGGGGAGCATGGCCAATAGGCCGGTGGATGTGGCGGAGATGATGTTGGGCGTTGTGCCGGGTGGAGCGGTGCCGAAGGCGGCGAAGGCGGCGAAGCTAATTAGGCGCGATAAAGAGTTTGTTACAGGCAAGCCGGTACAGTTTGAGTTTTTGCATAATACCGAGTCAGCGCCTGACATGGGTTCGCAATTCGGCCAGGACATTGAGCCAGCCGGGCGGTATTTGTTAGAAAAAGACGTATCTGGACCGGCGCCACCGAATTGGGAAACGGGAGAAATTTCGTTTGAAAACCCGTTGGTCATTGAGCATGGCGATACGCGGGATTGGAAAAAGCGGCTAAGTGCAACGTATGAGGGTAAAACAGGGCAAGAGCTATCAGATGCGGTAAGGGCGGATGGGCATGATGGGATCGTAACGATAGACAGCCGAGCGGGCCATACTTCTGAAATTGTTGATTTAAAAGCTCAACTACCTGATTTCGCAGACGAGGTAAAAGCAGCGGGCGGTGAAATAGATGAAAGTGGTGCTATTAGGCTTTTTCATCGAACTACGCCTGAAGCAGCCGAAGAAATACGGCGTACTGGCCAGATGACCGGCAAAGAGGATGGGGTATTCTTTAGTACTTCACCATCACGCCAGGCCGTGGGGTATGGGAGCGAAGTGGTTGAGGTTCGGATTCCTTTATCCGACTTAGAATTAAATGATTTATTTGATACGGAAGCTCACCTTCGGTTGCCATTAAAAAGGCCGGGGGAAAAGGTGCAAGTAGAAGTGGTGGTGCCGTAGTTGACGGCATCTTACTTGGCTAACCAGGAGAAGCAATAAATGCCATTCAATGACTACGAATGCAAGTGCGGCGCCCGCTACGAAGACGAGTGGGCCACTACGGCCTCGGCGGTCAAGCGCTCAATACCATGCAAGTGCGGCCAGGCGGCCCCGATGGTCTTTGACCGTCCGCGTAACGGCATCCACAATGACCATAGCTCGATGTATGGTCATTGGAACCCCTCATTTGGTGAGGTGGTGCAAAGCTACAGCCATAAAAAGCAGTTGATGAAGAAATACGATGTACAAGAAGCCTCGGATAGGGCCGGCGGTAGCCGTTGTCATATACCGAGTGAATACAGCGAGACCAAGGTAGCCAAGCCGCGGGAGCGAGACCCCGGCGCGTGGGGCGATAAGATCAACGCCCCTATGGATCATACTTTGAGTCAATAAGCTACACCGTGGTCCGTTTGGCGGCGGACCTTTCACTAAGCCTCGCATTAAGATAGGAGTTTACCCAGGATGAGCGAAGTAGCCGAAGACCTCCAGGCTGCGGATGCAACACCCGTAACGCCCTCCGATACCGCGGGCGCCGTACCAGTGGCCGGCGACCTGTTTGATTCGGACTCGGCAGATACGGCTGCATTTGATGGCGAGGAAACCTCTGAAGCGTCTGCGTTTGACCCTGACACTACGGATTGGCTGCGCGTCAATCCCGATGAGGTGCCTGAGCAGTATCGCCCGTTGAGCGGTATCGCTCGTAATATGCAAGCGCAGTTCACACGGACCCAGCAAGACGCTAAGGACCGGTTGCGCCAGGCGGATACGACGATACAGCAGGGCCAATCTCAACAAGCAGAAATCCAAACACTACAGCAGCAGTTGGCAGCCTATCAACAGGCCGCCCAGCCGGCGGTGGCAGACCAGTGGATGCAAAACCTCAGTGAAGACGAGCAGCGCGGGGTTGGCATCGTAGATTGGCGGGCTGAAGAGAAGGTTAATGCGGTTGTAGGTCCGTTGTTGCAAAAGGTGCAAATCCTCGAGCAACAGGTGGCTACCCATAACGCTGATATGCAACAGCGAGGGCAGCGGCATTATGCTGCTCAAATCACTGAAGCAGAAGAGGCGTATTCGGCGGATGAAGTCGATCACCACCGTCAGATGATCTTGACGAATGTGAACAACATCAACCCGGCAACGGGGGAGAACTACACCGTCAAGGAAGTAATGGACATGGTGACCGGCACGGCGTCACGCAATGCTGCCCAGGCGCGTCAAAACGATGAGGCGGTGCGTAAGACGAGTAAGTCACGCGCCCGCACAAGTGCCTCAGCCTCACCCAGCTCAACCGACAATGGCCCGCTTTCGCACGGCGATCTGATGGCTGAGATGGGTAAGTTGGGGTTTGATTAGCAGACACTTACAGTACACAAATCATCTAATTTGAGAATCGTTGATTTGTGTACAAATGACATATAAATAAGAAGAGGTTTTCAAATGGCAGCCGTTTCACGTACGGACAGCTGGGATGCAGCCTGGACCCTTAGCGCTGATGCGCACCGAAAAAGGCTTAGCGACCAGATATTTGACGCATACCCGTTTTTGGATTTTATGTTCAAAAACGACAATGTAGAGATTGAAAACGGTGGGCGTATCATACGCGAAGATTTGTTGTATGGTACGAACACAGCAGAATTTTATTCCGGTTATGATACTCTTAACACGACGGCGGTAGATGGTGTGAGTGCAGCGTTTTACAACTGGCGTTACGCTGCGGTGCCGATCACGATCAACCAGCAAGAAGAGATGCAAAACAGGCGCCGCGAGGACGCTGTTTCGCTGCTGTTGGCTAAGACCGAGCAGAGTATGTTGTCTCTTCGGGACCAGATCAACGCGGCGTTGTTCTCGAGCCAGAGCGGCAAGAGCTGCTTGGGCCTACAGGACATCGTAGCTGATGACTCTGGCACTACTCTGGCCGGCATCAACGCCACCAACGAGACCTGGTGGGAGAACAAGCGCGAGACATCCAGCACTGATTTTGACAGCGTAAGTAGCAATATCTACGCTGGGCCGGCGCTGATGGGTACGCTTTTCAATAACTGCTCGGAAGGTAACGAGACGCCTAACTACTTGGTGTCAACGCTTACCCACTACGGGGAGTATGAAAAGATCCTGGAGTCTACTGGCTACACGCGCTTCCAGGCGAACCAAGGCACTCCTGGGCTGAACGCGCAGAACGCTACGTTCCGCGGTATTCCGTTCACCTACGATAGGGATTGCCCGAGCGGTCATTTGTACATGCTAAATACTCGGTATTTGAAGCTGAAGATTATGGAAGGCCAGAACTTTGCGAAGTCGCCCTTCCGTCATAACACGAATCAGCTTGCCCGCGTCGCGTTCATAACGGTCGGTTTGAACCTTATCACAAATAATAGGCGGCGTCAGGGCGTAATCACTACGCTGACCTAAATCACCTTGCCCGCAAGCCAATGCGGGTTCACACCCTGAGTAAAAAGGGGAGAGGAAAACAACAATGGCTAACAGTTGGGATTTTGGCCCAGGCCATACCAATAACGGAAGCGTAGGTCTTGGTGGAGGCATCAACGGCGTTACGCAAGGTATTTACTCGGAGTCTTCGACGCAGTTGGCTCCGCTTGGTACCAAGCTTGAGTTTGATGACGGGCGTATGTTCCGCTATACGAAGAGCGCGGCGGCCATCACCATTGGGTTGGTTTGTGGCAACGACTACAGCGATGGTTTGTTGGCGGAAACTGATAACTTCACCGTCAGCGGCTCAGCGGGAGACCGCGAGTTCTCAATGACGGGCGGCGGCTCAGAATTTTCCACTACGGCGGAAGCTTACGCGGGAAGTTATATCGTTTTTACGGACGGTACCGGAGCTGGTCAGTATTTCCGTATTAAAGACCACACCACCGCATCAAGCGACAAGATTACATTTCAGCTCTACGACAAGCTGGTGACGGCACCGGGTAGCGATACCGACATTATCATTGTTGGCAATCCATACGGAGCTGTTCTTGCGGCGGACGGCACCAGTGTAGGGGCAGCTACCGATTCATTTGCAGTTGGGGTGAATCCTATAGCAATTAGCTCTGGTTATTATTTCTGGATGCAGACCAGGGGTATTTGTTCGGTAAAAGCTGATTATGACACTACCGCAGCTCCACATTACGGTATGGAGTTAATCGTCAGCGATGCACATGACGGCCAGGTAGAAGCTAAGTTGGACGCACATGACGGTTATCAGACGGTAGGTTACCATGTTTCGCCTACTGGCGACGATAACACTTATATCTCGGCGTTTTTGACGCTTGAGTAATTAGTAACGAGTGGGCGGGGGCGCCTTTGGGCGCTTCCGCTACCTCTTGCAGTATACGGGGTCCGTTTGGCGGCGGACCGATAGATGTGCCTCGCAATAGACAGGATTATCAGATATGGCTCAAAAAGCCCCCCAAAAGACCAGTGAAGCGCAGCCCCAGGCCGGCGGCGCTGGTGCTGACATTTCAATCGATAACATCGTTAAGCTGTTTAAAGAGATGCCCGCGGAGTTTAAGGACGAGATCCGCAAGGAGCTGGGCGCCAGTGGCATCGTGCGCGAGAAGCGGCGTAAACGTGCGACTAACGAAGCTGCGGCCAGCCTGGTGCATACGATGGGCGATGTGCTGCATCCACCTGGTCATTTAGCTAAGCCGCCTGAGTGGGTCATACAAAAGGGTGAGCATTTCCGCGCTACGTGGGAAAAGCAGTGGGATCTGGGCCGGCCCTACATCACCGAGTCTAATATGGCGTTTGAGTATGATGGCGACCCAGGCACCGATGGCGTTGTGGGTGAGCTGGGCGTTGCCGGGTAACGGTGTATCGGCCTTACGATGACTAACGTAAACGCAATAAAGCTGGCGCTACGACGCACCGGGCTATCGCAGACCTCTTCGACCTATCTGGATAATGGGCGCGACTACCTGAATATGGTAGTCAAAGAGATTAGCCAGCGGGCTACCTGGGAGTGGTTGTTTAAGAGTTCGACCATCACTACGGTAGCAACGCAGAAGGTCTACAGCCTGGCCAGTGATGTTTTGGAGCCGTTGTCATTTCGCAACAACTCTCAGGACTATTCGCTGATCATGGCCGGGCCAGAAGACATTGATAGGCGCGATCCCGATCATAGCGAGAGCGGCGACCCGCGCATTGTGGTTATCAGCGGCACTAACAGCTCTACCGGCTATTGGGAGGTGGAGCTGTTCCCTACGCCCTCGGCGGCGGATAAGGCTATCAAATACCGCTATTATGCCTTTGTGCCTGACTTCACCAGTAGCAACGACACTGACAATCTGGAGGTGTATATACCGCTATGGGTGCAGCCCGCAGTGGTTGCTGGTATCGCTGAGTATTACTTGCAAGAGAAGGGCGCTATCGAGGACGCTGAGCTGGAGCGCCGGCGTAAGGAAGAGACGATAGCCTTTGCTATGCGTCGCAATGGCGTAGGGGATCGTCGCTATCTGTTGCGCGGCGCTACGTCTTCAGCGGGTGCCAGGAACTACACCGTGGCCGAAGGTAGCCTTAGCTGATGCCTATAGCCGGCTCATCAATACGGCATGGCCCTTGGGTGGGCGGGGTGCGCTATGATCTGCCCGTAGAAGAGCAAGCGACCAATACGCTGTATGAGATGAGCAACACGAAGGTGGGGTTGTCGGGCGAGGTCCGTAAAAGGCTCGGCTATGCCAAGTATATCGCTACCGCTTTGTCTTCTGCAACGGTTACGGCGGTGGGCTACGCGCAATTCTCAGCCAGCTCTGCCAATGCTTTTGTGGTGGCCGGCACGGTGCTGTATGAAAATATGAGCGGCACCTGGACCGAGCGTATGCCCGCAAGCGGGGTAACCATCACGGCGGGTAACGACAACACCTTTGAATGGGTCAACGCCGGCGGCACCATCGTGCTGACTAACGGCGTTGATGGGCCTATCAAGTGGGCGGCCTCGGCGGGCGATTGCGCGGCGCTCGATGTAGACAGCCGGTTCAATACAGCAGACCACAT